CTTGTGCTGCTATCAATAATGACGGCTACCACAAATCGACACCCAGTTGGTTTTTTAATAGTACTATGGCCAGAGCACAGCAGCTAATTGCTAATGTGTTAGGCCCTTGTGATCCTGCAGCTATGTTCGAACGCGCTCGTTTTACGAGTGGCGCAACGACATCTCGCCGCAGAAAACATGGTGACGCTTACTTTAAGTATCATAGTACTTGGTCCATCGACGTTACACGATCTGCAAGTAGATATCTGGATGCAACCATAGCGGCAACGCCGCCTTGGAAAGCATTAACAGAAAACATACTACCAAATCATGTCCTGGGAAACCAGGTGACGACAGTACCAAAGAAAACTGACATCGATCGCGCCATAGCAATGGAACCGGACGGAAACGCCCTGTTACAAACTGCTGTAGGCACACATCTGAAGTCACGTTTATCTAAAATAGTTAACGTAAACTTAAGGGATCAGAGTACAAATCAAGAGTTCGCTCGTCTAGGTTCAGCAACGGGAATTGTTTCCACGTTGGACTTAGCAGCAGCCTCTGATAGTATTTCTCATCGTCTAGTCTGGGATCTTCTCCCGACGGATTGGTATAACCTCCTTAATGACCTTCGGTCACGTTATGGTACTTTACCTAACGGTTCAGTTGTTAAATGGGAGAAGTTTTCCGCAATGGGAAACGGATTCACATTTGAATTAGAATCATTATTGTTTTATGCTATCAGCAGAGCTGTAGCTGAACTAAATGATTGTTCTCCGGAGTTCGTGAATATCTATGGTGATGACATTATTGTCCCTACCAGATGCGCACGAAACCTAGTCACTGTTCTAGCTGACTTAGGATTCAAAACCAATGAAGATAAGAGCTTTATTACTGGAATCGCATTTCGCGAATCTTGTGGTAAGCACTACTTTAAAGGTTGTGATGTTACTCCCTTCTACGTTAAAACCCCTGTATCACAATTACCAAGGTATGTCTGGTTTCTCAATTCGTTGAGAGCCTGGGCATACTCTGAAAGTAGTGATATATGTTGTCCTTCTGTAGAAGATTATTGGTTCGCCTTCCGTAGGTCCTTCGTTCCGAAGATCCTGCTTGGTGGAACCCAGATTAACTCTATTACTAGTGTTTACTCTGCTGGAGAGCCACGAAAGAAAATCAAGTTTGAGGTGGAAGATAGGCTGAAGTTACATGGCCGGCGCGCTTTACTACGCTGGTTCCAAAATAACCAATGCTCATCCCCACACGTAGAATCATTATTAGTACGTACCCAGATCTTGGGTGCCCGTGCTGATTATGAATCACGCTCTGCTGATTACTCTCGTGCGTCAGTTAGGTCAATTACCCGTAAGGGCCAAAAGGATCTTCCAAGTGAGCTTATAACAACTAACAATGTTGTTGCTACACTTGTGAAAAATCTTGACCAACCTGATCCGTACACGTCTTCTCGTTACTTTATATTCCCTAAAGAAGTAAAGTAAGGTTTTCTTGAACTAATCTCTTAGTTCAGGCAATCCACACAACTTGTTGTGTTGAGTGATTTTGGTCGCTATGACCAGCCCCAGAGCATTTGCTCCGGTTCTTTTTAAAGATAAAAACGCTTGCCT